TGGAGAGTCTACGACAACCCGTATGTACGCCCACCCTACTTCCCTGTTGATGCTGGCCCTGATGGGCCTCTCGAATATTACTAAGGACAATCATGCCAACGATCAATCAGTTGCCTGTACTGAATACCATTTCCAGTGGTGACCAGTTACCCGTTTATTCACCCAATAATGGAGATGCACGCAGAACCTCGATTGGTTCGTTGCTGACGTTTTTCCAGCAAAGTTTTGCATCGCCTACATTGGCAACTAATTTGTTTACTCCAGCAACTGGATTTAACATTGCAGTGCCAACACCAGTAGCGCAACAGCAATGGATGTTGATTCAACCCGCTAGTACATTGGCCGCTGGCACAATTACACTGCCACTGAATACTCAAACGCCTGATGGCACACAAGTTACAGTGACTAGCACGCAGATCATTACAGCATTCACATTGGCATTAAATGGTGCAAGTAATGCTTTTGGTGCGCCAACCACGATGGCTGCAAATGCTTTCTTTACTGTTCGTTTTTATCAAGCCACAAACTCTTGGTATCGGATTGCATAATGGCAACAAAACCCAAGTCCTCTGTCAATGCGGCTGGCAACTATACGAAGCCAACTATGCGGAAAGCCTTATTTGAAAAAATCAAGGCAGGGACAAAAGGCGGTGACCCCAATGAATGGTCAGCCCGAAAAGCCCAACTTTTAGCAGTGGAGTACAAGAAAAAAGGCGGAGGCTACAAATGAAAGCCCCGCAGAAAAGTCTCAAAGATTGGGGTTCGCAAAACTGGCGCACCAAGTCTGGTAAACCATCCTCTGAAACTGGCGAAAGGTATCTGCCAGAAAAAGCAATTAAGGCTTTGACTTCGGCTGAGTATGCGGCAACGACAAAAGCCAAACGTGAAGCCACTTCTAAAGGTAAACAGTTTGCAAAACAACCGAAAAAGGTTGCCGAAAAAATTAAGAGTTTCAGATGAAAACACCAGCTTACGCACGCAAAGAAGGTCATAACCCTAAAGGTGGCTTAAATGCCAAGGGTAGGGCTGCGGCAAAGGCTGAAGGCATGAATCTAAAGCCTCCCGTCAAGTCTGGTGACAATCCACGCAGGGCATCGTTCTTGGCTCGTATGAGTGGTAACGCAGGCCCTGAATACAAAGATGGTGAACCCACTCGATTGCTGTTAAGCCTAAGAGCATGGGGCGCATCATCTAAGGCAGATGCTAAAGCCAAAGCAAAACGTATCTCTGAACGCAACAAGGCCAAGTGATGCAGATACCCATTCTGAACGGTATTTACACCGATAACACACCTGAACTGCGTACATCGTACCCAGTGAATCTCGTGCCTGTGCCAAAACAATCTGGCATCAGCAATGGGTTTTTACGTCAAGGTGATGGCATTGTTGCCAACGGCACAGGACCAGGCACTGATCGAGGTGGCATCAACTGGCAGGGCAATTTGTATCGGGTAATGGGTACAAAGTTGGTTGAAATAGATAGCGCAGGCGCAGTGACTATATTGGGCGATGTGGGTGGGTCTACTGATGAACTAGTAACTTTTGATTACAGTTTTGATGTGCTTGCGATTGCTTCTGGTGGTAGCCTTTATTATTGGATTCCAGTTAATACAGCATCAACATTGGTATGGAATCCAACTGCACCAATTCTGAGAAAAGTTACCGATGTTGACCTTGGCGTGGTTCTTGACTTCTGCTGGGTAGATGGTTACTTTATGACAACCGATGGCGAGTTTTTAATTGTTACAGACTTAACGGACCCGATGGCTGTTAACCCATTTAAGTACGGAAGTTCAGAGGTTGACCCTGACCCTGTGGTTGCTTTACTAAAACTTAGAAACGAAGTCTTTGCATTGAACCGAAACACGATTGAGGTATTCGATAACATAGGCGGGGCGTTGTTTCCATTCGCTAGAATTGATGGCGCACAGATTCAAAAGGGCGTTGTTGGAACATTTGCTTGCTGTGTATTTATTGAGCGCATTGCTTTTTTAGGCAGTGGGCGAAATGAAGCCCCAAGTATTTACATAGGTGCGGCCGCAACAGCACAAAAAGTTAGCACCCAAGAAATTGATAACATATTGCTGGAATACACCGAGGCGCAGTTGGCACTGGTTAAGTTGGAAGCAAGAAACGATAAGAACCATCAGCATCTTTATGTGCATCTGCCTGATAAAACCTTGGTTTATGACGCATCTGCTTCCGAGGCTTTACACTCTCCCGTCTGGTTTATCTTGACAAGCACAATAACTGGTTTTGAACAATACAGAGCCAAAAACCTAGTTTGGGTTTACGATAAATGGATGGTGGGTGACACGCAATCCAGCAACATTGGGTATCTGGTGCAAGACATTGGTAGCCATTGGGGTGAACAGGTTTACTGGGAATTTGGCACACTGATCGTTTACAACGAAAGCAATGGGGCGATATTTAACGAGTTGGAATTGGTAAGTCTTACAGGGATTATCGCCCTTGGTAAAAACCCACAAATCAGTACCAGTTACTCGTTAGATGGCAAGTTATACAGTCAAGAAAAGTTTATTGCTGTGGGAACTAATGGAAACTTTAAAAAACGTCTTGCATGGTTCAAACAGGGACACATGAGGAACTGGCGAATCCAGCGTTTCCGTGGCGATAGTGATGCTCATGTTTCATTTGTTCGACTTGAGGCTCAAATTGAGTCATTGGCATACTGATGGCAACTGCACCCGTTTCTCGTAGGCTGAATCTGACCCGTGACCAGTTGGCAGAATTTCTGACCGACCAACAACAGATCAGGCAGTTTGAACTTTTGTTTTCTACTGTTGACCAATTACAAGTTATTGTTGGTTCTGACTTTGAGTTTCAAGCAGATAATGCTGCGGCAACTGCAAACGAGGCATTGGCACAGATCAATGCTTTAGAGCAAATGTCAGATTTGCTTGCGCTTGCCCCAGTGCGTAATAATGTGGAACTTTCGCATGATGTGAATGGCATTTTGCCTTTTGCAAATCAAACCGCAAGGGTGCGATCTAATCAGGTATTGACATGGCTTTCGATGTAATTACCCCTACCAAATTAGGCCAAGCCGCTATCACAACAGGCGTGACTACGCTCTATACAGTGCCAGCCTTAACTAGAACCTTGCTCAAAGAGTTTAGCATTGCCAACACCACGGGTGCTAATATTAATGTACGATTGTTTTTAGTACCAGCATCAGGGACAGCAGGGACTAGTAATGCTTTTCTTTACGATGTACCTGTCTTGGCGGCTAATGCTTTGCAATATAACGGTGTTGAGGTGCTTAATGCTGGCGACACCATTCAAATTCAAGCTGTCTCAACGGGCTTGACCATCATTGCCAGTGGCGCAGAGGCCACATAAGGGGTAGATATGACAGTAACAGTAAAAGTTTTAATACCAGCCAAACAAGCTGAGAACACGCAGACCACACAGTACACAGCTAACAACTGCAAGACGATTATTGACAAGTTCACAGCCACCAATACAACGGCTGGCAATGTGACTATTAGCGTCAATTTAGTCACCGCTGCAGGAACGGCAGGCGTAAGTAATTTGATTGTGGATACTCGAAGCCTCGCACCAGACGAGACTTATACCTTCCCTGAACTGGTGGGACAAGCACTTGAGCCTAGTGGGTTTATCTCTACTATTGCTAGTGCTGCAACATCTTTGACAATACGTGCCAACGGGCGTGAAATTACTTAAGGAGCTAGAAATGAAAGAATTTATGATGATTCCCCGAGGCTTTACTGGCCTGCCAATGGATGAGGAATTCTTAACCAATGCCGAGAATAAAAAGAACTATGCAGTTGCAGTAGCTGATTGGAACTATGGCCCTGAAATGCCCACCAATGAAACTGGTGCAAATAAGGAGTTCTACGTAGGTTTGGCAGAAGCGATGCAATGCGATGAAAAAGACGCAAGACGTAAACACTGCTCAAACTGTGAGTATTACGATAATACTTTTATGGCACAGGTAAAAATTGAGCGCATCCCGATGGCGGCTTATGATAAAGG